CTGTAATAGTACTCAATAAATTTATTGAATAGTGGATATTCTGTTTTTAGGAACTCAGGAGTCTGAGCAGCAATCGACTGGGAGACCTTATTTGTATTCATCTAACTTTAGAAGCAACTTGTATCGTTAATTGAACCTTGATTTGATATATTGGGAATGTCAAGCACTGGGGGTTTAACATTGTAGTCCGTTGGCGTCAAACTATTTAGTGGGACAGTGGCAGGGGTTGGAGTTCCTACAGGAGAAATTGTAATTGGTGGACTTACAATATTAATGATAGTTCCAGGAGAAGATGCTGGAATTGTAGAATTGTTAGCGGGAATGAATATGATAGGTATTTTAACTCCACCATTACCAAGACCAGGTCCTGAACCACCACCACCACCACCAGGAGAAGTACCACCGCCGCCTGCTGTGTCTTGAATTAGAGGGAAGTCAATAACATTACCAATTCCAGTATCAGGATTAGTAATAATAACTGCCTCTGGTGGTAAACCGCCACCATCACCAGTCCAAATTACATTAACTGGACCAAAACAAACTTCTCCAGTTTCATAATTAACAGTTCCTGCATTTGTATCCGTATAAATTTTACGAGTTCCTGTATTATAGAACATTAGCAAATTGCCGAATCCATCATCTTCAAATTGTTGATCGACACCAGGTCTATCAGCAGTTCTAAAGGTTCCTGATACTACTACAGGTTCCTTCGTACATTGCCCACCTGTAGAAATATCAAGACTAGGACCACTATTATAGAGTGGAGATCCAGTAGAAATACAATATGTATTAGATTCGTCTGTTAAAGATGGTTCGATATACCTTAAAATAGTTACTTGGAGTGAAACGTCTGTAATACACTTATTAGAAAGTATAATTGCTTTTTCAAGTGACTGTGATCTAAAGGTGGAGTTGAAGTTGTTGATTTCTGTCTGAGTTCCCCAATCAACTATCGCCGCACTAACATCAGATTGGATTTCTGAAGGATTTGATCCACAACCCGTGTCATACAATGCAAAGATTTTCGGAACGATGTAAATATCATCAGGATCAATAATAATTGGATCTATAGATGCCATTGCATATGGTCTTAGAAGACCTGAAATTTCTTTCTTTGTCGCATCATTCAATAATGAACCTGTTTTTGTTTTTATAACAACATACACCTTTCCATATACTGGAGGATTAAGTGAATCTCCTCCATATGCAACAACAGCGTCTGCATTTGCATAAAGAGTCTTTGTCAGGATAGCATAGTCTTGAGCAGTTACTGCTCTATATTGAGTTGAATAATACCTAGGAGCAGTATACTTAATAGATTCAATTGTTTCTGCCGCATCACCCTCTAAAGATTTTGCTCTAGTAACAATAGAAATTGTTGCACTGGCAAAACTACTACCATTAGAGTCTTGAAGTTTTCCAATAAAACCAAACCTACCACATTCATTTGCTGCTTTTCCAGCAGTAACAAGATATTCAAGTTCAATGACCTCACCATCTTTTACTGATCTACCAACACTATCATCACCGAATCTAATTTCATATCTCATATCTTCTGATTCAGATAAGAAATATGCTCGAGTTGTGGGGGTTACAGTAGAAACAGTTGCTGCACGAGTGTAAATATCAAATTGAGTGGATGATTCGTTTGGTTTTACCATTACCACTAAAGTACTGGTATCAACATCCTCAGAGGGGACCTTATATATTTGTTTTGCAAACGTATTAACAACATAAGAAAATTTAACTATAGATCCCTCATAGATCGGAATATTGCAAAAATCTGCTTCTCCTGAAATAGGATTTACATTAACTGTAACATCAGTTAATGTATTCCAAATATAATTACATCCTGTAGCTACAGGACCCTTCTTTAAAGTTACTGATGGTGGATATGAACCTTCTGACTGTGTAGTTTGTAATTTGAAACTAATAATTGCTTTTGCTGCCCTAATAGATCTAGGGACATAATTCAACAACTTAGCAATATTGACAACATTGTCTCTTACTGTTGCTGAAGATAGGAAAGATTCATTCAATGCCATATTAGCATTAAATGCGGTGTAGTATGTATTATACGCTAATAGATCAATAAGATACGACAATGATGAACCATCAAAGTCATAGTCGGTAAATTCGTCACGAGTCCTTAAATATGACTTAATCGATGATCTAATGTCATCGAAATCTAATGCTGTTAAATTGTTTGGTTGCATTATTCGGGTCTCTGTAAAACAAATTCTATCGTTTCAACAATAGGCAAACCAACGATTTGATATTCAATTGTTACATTTAACTTATTACTATCAAAAACTGGAGTAACAACCACTTCAGTGAGTGCCACTCTAGGTTCATATTGGTTTATAGTAGTACGAATTTCATCCTCAACTGCATCAGCAGTAAAAGCATCTAAAGGTTCAAACAAAAGACGATTTACTGCTGATCCCACTAAGGGTTGAAACGGTTTTTCTCCAGGACTAGTTAAAATTAAATTTTTAACTGCCTGTTTGATTGAGTTATCATTATTTACCACAGAGAGATCATCCGTAAAAGGATTTTTAGAAAAGTTGACTGCAACATCTTTAAAACTTCTAGATTTTTTAAAGGTGTTTCCACCTATTGACTTTAACGCCATCTCTCTGACAGTACTTCATACTAATATATTTATCGCCCTTGTCCACGATAACGCTTTTTAGCGTTATTTCTACTTGTAGAAGCATACTTAGTATGCTGCCCAGCACCCTGACGGGATTTCTTAGGTTGACTTTCGATCATGTTATCGCCAGTGAGCGATTTTCTAACTTTTGCCATTAATTAAATTCCTCCAGTTGTCATTCCAATGAATACGTTGATACTTGCACCAGTTACTACTGAACTGCAAGGGAAAGCGGGACTACCGTCCCCCAAGGGATCGCCAAAGACCGATGCTCGCTTGCCGTCAATAAAGACTGTCTTTTGAGTTGCATAGTGCTTTCTAGCGTGTCCTATGGCGGGTTCACGTCCAGCTACCACACCTATTGTACACCACCAAGCAAAATTTGTCACGCAACCTGGTGGACACCCTTTTGGGACACCTGTATAACATACTTGATGCGTAGTTAGAGTTGGATGTGTTGTTAACAAATCCTGATCCGTAATAGGTAGAATTTTATTAATAAAGACAGTCCTTTTTAGTGTGGCAATTGGTGCTTGTAGTAAAGGTAACCAAGATGTAGTAGCGTTCATAAGTGCTACTGACCTAGGAACGATTTGTATATCCCCAGGGGGCTTCATGCAAAGGGGTAGAATAGCTCCACCCAGTCCTGCATGGTGCTTAGACCCACTTCCCGTTCCATGACCACTACAAGGTCCTAGATAAATTCCTGCTGCTCCTGCTGCCATAATTAATCTGCAAATGGATTCCCGTATTCTTTAGCAGCTCTGACGACCGTTTGAGCTGCTCTAGTCAAATCGTGCCACATTGTGATCTTCCCTTCTGCGGTCCACTCCTGACATCCTGGTCCCATAATAGGAGACATTGTAAAAGTTCGGGTCACAGTAGTACTTTCGGTAGAACCAGTAGCTTCATCTGAAGTCGAAGTAGTTGTACTACTATTTGGAGTAAGAAATGGTGGAGCACATGCAAAATGAGCGCAACCAATATCCTGTGGTGTACAACTTAATTTTACAGAAATTTCTGTTACTTCAGTTGGATCTGGACGAAATTGCCTAACGATATATTTAGTGAACTTTGAAGCAATTGGTAAATTAGTAAAACTTCCCACACAACTTTCTACTTTAGTTTCGTCATCCACACGATAATCTGGATATACTTCTTGCGTAACAGCATCAATATTATCAGTCACAGTTTTTTGAGTTCTAGGTAAATCATCTCTAATAACACCTTTGATATCAAAGGGCGATGGTGGAAGCGCAGGATCTATAATATATCCTCCATCCAATTCAACATTATCAAGATAACTTACGTCATAGTCAGGTGTTATAAGTTGCCTCAAAGGATCTGTAATATCTGATGTATATTTTTGCTGTGATTTTTGACGTACACTTTCTCTATCAGGATCCATTTTTATATCAATTACTGGTTCTGCACTAATAATTTCACGTTCTGATGGTACTGCATCGAAAGATAACTCAAGATCTTTGAATGTACTTTCATTTATGACTGTATACCCTTCATCTGAAGAATTTTGTCTACTTTCAGGGAATCTAGAAAAAACATCTCTAGTCTCTTCCCCATAATTATCACGATAAGAATCATTACCAATCGTTTCTCTTTTAAATTCTGCAAAATTGTTAATAATAATATCAGGTCTATTAAGATTAGTATATCCTCTACCAGGTTTGGTAATTGTAATATTTGTTATCTTACCGCCAGCAATAGTTGTTGAAATTTTAGCAGGTTGATTATCTCCACCATTAGTTTCATCAATTGGTTGGGCATCTACCTTGCCATCTTTAGTTAAAATTTTAAA